GAAGGATGTTCTCGTGGCCCACAATGCCGATTTTGACCGTGGAATGCTGCCGGGACTCGCAACGCACCCGTGGATCTGTACTTGGAAGGTGGCTAACAAACTGGTTACAGATGCTCCGAGTTACGGCAACCAAGTCCTCCGTTATCATCTTGGCTTAGACGTTACGAGCGGAGAAGGTCGCGATGGACAACCACACTCAGCGTTATATGACGCGAGGACGACAGCGCAGATAATGCTTCATTTGTTATCACATGCGACAGCGAAAGACATGGTTGCGATTACGCAAGAGCCTGTTCTGTTGAAGAAGATGCCATTCGGAAAACATCGTGGAGTGGAGTTTGCGCAGGTTCCTGCTGATTATCGGGCTTGGCTTCGTGGGCGTCCTGATCTGGATCGTGATCTCAAATATACATTGGATCACCACGCGTGACAACAGACGGAGGATTGCGTCCGATATTCCGCAAGAAGTTTCAGGACTGGCATTGGACGTCAATCGAGACAGGATTGGTTTCTCCGGGAACGCCAGACGCAGAGTTTTGCGCTCCGGGAGGAATCTCGGGATGGATCGAGTTTAAGCAGACGAGTGGCTGGGCGATAAAGTTTCAGCCGCTTCAGATTCCATGGATACATCGACGCGCTAGATTAGGCGGAAGAGTATTCGTAGCAGTCCGACGCAAGAAGGACGAGTTGTTCGTAATCGAGGGCAGCAAGATCCTTGAGCTCGAGGAATTTGGGTTGAAGAAGTTCTCTCCGATCGAGGGAATCGGCGCGAGAAACTGGAACTGGGACGAAGTGTCGGATATCTTGTTGAAATAAGCTGACTTGCGCGTGTTCGCACAAACAAGTATACTTTCTGAAGTCTGAGGCAGAACCAAAAATGAGATTTAAGAAGGGACAAAGTGGGAATCCCGGCGGAGTTGCGACCCGACCGGAGACGATTGCGCGGCGTCAGATTCTTCGTGACATCCGTGAATACTGTAAAATGCATAGCCAAGACGCAGTTGAAGCATTGGTCGAGGTGATGAACACAAAGACCGCACCGCCCGCAGCAAGAGTCGCGGCGGCGAACTCGATTTTGGACCGCGGATGGGGTAAAGCATCACTTGAGGTCAACGCGACAGTCACGACTTACGATAACATGAGTGACACGGAGCTTGTGAAGATTATTACGGGTAATGTAATCGAAGGCGAAGTGTTGCGCGTGATCGAGGAGAACGAGCGAGAAGAGCAAGAGCTTTTAGAAGAGGCGGAAGACGAAGAGTGAGCTTAGCATTTGACCTTGACGTTCGAGAGTTGTTGAAGCTTCCAAGGGAGGAGCTGATTCGACGCGCAAAAGCGAAGGCCGAGCTCGATCTGCGCAATTCAAAGCGTGAGTGCGAAGAGTCTTTTATTGAGTTTGTTAAACAGTCCTGGCATATAATTGAGCCGGGCGCGCAATACATTCACGGATGGCACGCGGATGCAATTGCAATGCACCTAACAGCTGTTGAAGAGGGCGAGATAAATCGTCTACTTATCAACATCCCGCCGGGGTTTTCTAAGTCGCTCTTTACTTCGGTGTTTTTTCCAGCATGGGTATGGGGACCGCGTGGTCGATCAGAAGCGAGATTTCTTTGCACGTCGCATAGTCAGAACCTAGCCGTTCGCGATTCGACAAAGATGCGTCGCTTGGTTCAGAGCGACTGGTACAAAAAGCGCTGGCCGCACGTCGTTTTGACAGGCGACGTCAACGCAAAGACCAAATTCGAAAATACAGCCACAGGTTTTCGTGAAGCTTTGGCATTTGAGAGTATGACTGGCTCGCGCGGCGATTTTGTTATTTTGGACGATCCCCATTCGGTTGATAGCGCGCTTTCCGATGTTCAGAGAGAGTCGACAATAACAACCTTCCGAGAAGCTTTGCCCACAAGGTTGAATAATCCTGAAGAGTCGGCGATCATTTGCATCATGCAGCGACTCCACATGGAGGACGTAAGCGGCGTTATCATAGAGAACAATTTGGGTTACACGCATTTGATGCTACCCATGGAATTTGAACCGACGCGAAGGTGCGTAACCGATATCGGATTCGAAGATCCCCGAGAAGAGGAAGGCGAGTTATTATTTCCGGCTCGGTTCCCGCGGTCAGTCGTCGAGCGCGATAAGCAGGTTTTGGGACCATGGGCTGTTGCGGGTCAGTTTCAACAATCACCAAGCCCCCGTGGCGGAGGCGTAATCGCTCGAGAATTTTGGGGTTTGTATGACGATTTTATGGCACAGTCGCAAGGAATGCCAAACGCAAACAAATACCCACCCATGGACTATATCGTAGCGAGTTTAGATCCGGCTTACACCGAGAAATCAGAGAATGACCCATCAGGCTTCGTAATCTTTGGCGTGTTTCAGCGGGGCGGAACAGTCGCCCGACGGTTATTGTCACGCGACGGAACGATATCTGAGATAATTGATGAACGTGACACTATACCATCCGTTATGTTGATGAACGGCTGGGAGAAGAGGTTAAACATACACGGACCCGAGGTCGTTCGTGAAGCTGGTGAGAACGACATCGAATTCATGGTACGTAAGAAAAAGAGTTGGGGCTTGGTTGAGTGGGTGATTGACAGTTGTAACCGGTACAACGTTGACGTTCTTTTGATTGAGGCTAAAGCATCCGGATTAAGTGTCGCGCAAGAGATACAGCGCTTGAATAAGACATCCGATTGGTCGGTACAGTTAATTAACCCGAGGGGCGGCGATAAGCTCGCTCGTGCCTATGCTGTTCAGCCTATTTTTTCTGGCGGGTATGTCTTTGCACCAGACAAAGACTGGGCAGAGAAAGTCATCACGCAGTGCGAGCAGTTTCCTAAGTCTGCTCACGATGACATGGTTGACGCTGTTACGCAGGCCCTAAAATATTTACGCGAGCGTAATTTGCTGCGTAGGCCCGACGAGATCGCAGCGCAGATCCGTGACGGGGGATCATACCGACCTCCGACAAAAGCAGTGTACGATGTCTAACAAGCTTTACTATTAGATTCGTATCGCTTAGAATACAAAGAGACGAACAGCTGCGAACTGTCCGTCTCTTCTGACCTAACGAACCATTGTGGGTGGACCGTGGCTGATAAAGTTCTTAGCTCGCAGAGCATTTTTAGTAAAGTAACTTTTCCTTATACGTGTGGGATTTACCGCATACGTAACATCCGTAACAATAAATGTTACTACGGGCAGTCCGTGAATTTTGATGGCCGACGCAGTACTCATATACGTGAGCTAGAACTGCGTTCGAAAAAGAACAAGAAATTTGTAAGCGCTTGGCATGCAGAACCGGACAAAAATGTATTTGTTTTCGAGATAGTCCTTATCTGTTCTGAAGATATGCTGACATTTTACGAACAGTTGATGTTCGACAATTTTCAGCCTTGGTACAACGCCATTCTCGTCGCGGGTCGACCCGACCCTAAAACTTGGTGGGCGAGCCTCTCCTCGGAAGAACGTCGCGAACAGGGCGACAAAATCCGGAACGCTGCTTCAAACATGTCCGAAGCTCAGAAAGAGTTACGAATCGATCGACTCCGGGTTTCCGGGGAAAAATACTGGGCGTCTATTGACGAATTCGAAAGAGACCAGCGGGGTATCGCAATTGCGTTAGCTTATGAGCATACACCCCAAGAAGAAAAAGAACGCCGCATCTACAAATCGAAAACGGGTGTTAAACGTTACTGGGATGACAAAGATCAAGAGTTTCGCGACGAATGGGGGCGCGATATATCGCTCAGACATTCTGAAAAGTCCGCGCAACAATTAGAAAAAGAAAGCGCGGCGAAGCGCGCGGCCCAATTAAAATTTTGGGACACCGTCACTGACGAAGAGCGAGCAAAGCGTGGGGATTCAATCAGTGCGGGATTTGCGCAAATGCTGCCGGAAGTAGCGCAGCTGCGAGCAGCAAAATTAAGTGCCGCCTTTTCAGGAGAAAATGGGTCCGCGGCAAAATTGACAAACGCACAGGCCGAAGCGATCCGTGGCGCGTCCGCTACATCGAAAGAACTCGCAGCACAATATGGTGTAGGTACACGGACTATTCGAGACATCAAAAATGGGGTAACATTTAAGAATTGTGTTACACCG